AAAAAAAGAAACTAGATAAAGTGAAATCCGCCGGTCCTTGTGGGATCAGTAGGCCAGGTGCGTTGACGCATTGACTCGGATCGATCGTCTAGAACGAAATTCTGAAGCCAAGTCCTTTCAAATGAAGGGAACTCGATGTCTTCGAGAATGATTTCAGAACCAAACAGATATTCGAGCTTTCGCTCATCTGCGGCACTGAAAATGGGTGTTCGTCCAAGTTCGTCGACTATGAATCGATATACGTCTTCGCAAACAGCGTAGACTAGCGGGGAACATCCTTGAGCAGCAAGTGCTATGCCAATAGCGGACGCGGCTGTCGCTGATAACGTCTGTGGACGCTCAGGAAACAGGAGATGCGACAGTAAGTCAACATCAGTCCGGTATGCCATACCTTGCTTGTTGTAGTACCCAAGAACCTTGACGTGGTCCAGCCTGTCTGATAGACTAGATTTGTCAGAAGAAAGTTTCGCGTTGAAGCGAAAAAGTGCTTCGTCTGCGATCATTTTTAGAAAGCGCTGCTCTCCATAATAGAAAAGAAAGGGCTCTGAAAAAGCAATGATCGAATCGTCACCTTGTAGCTTGAAGAAGAACGAGTCTGCTTCAATGTTGACTCCGAGCTTAGAGAGCACGGTAAGCAACATGATGCCGTTAACCCATGAATCTAATAGCTGAGTCTCTTGGTAACCAGAGGCTATGCCATTTCGAGTCCATTGGTAAACTTCACCATTGGGAAGGGCGATTGGATAATGTTTCACATTGTAAGTGAACCATCTCCAGAGGTTGTCAATGCGCGCGGGATCTGTTGCGGCATTGGGGTAGAAATTGGTCGGTTGATATGATCCAGTCATGTCAAAGAAAGAACGCCATACTTCATGTACGTCGTCAATAATTGAGAAGATCGCTCTGCGATCGAACTGAGACCAGTCAGCAGATAAAACGGTTGAAAATTGTCCGCGAGTCTTAGTGTTGATAAGACGTCGTAAACGTTTCCATCCGCCACGGGCCATCTCACATCCCCATAGAAGTGGAGAGTTCGCGGGGTCGCGATTGAGAAGGTCAGCCTGCATCGGCCAAATGAACATGTTTTCTGCGAACAGAAGGAGTTTGGGAACTCCAAACACAGCACGGA